TGACAGTGCTTCCAAGGTTTATGTGAAAGGCAAAATCAAGGATTGTGAACACTGTGGAATTCCTGTGGAACACATTCAGATTGAAGACAGTCCCTTTGTTAAGACTAGACTGAAGATGACCATTCTGAAGAACAATGCTGACCCTGCAGTTGCAGGAATCATTCTTCAGTTACCACTTCCCCAAAGACTTCAGTCTTATGCTGTGGAATTCTGCAAGCTGATTGACCCTTTGAAGGATGTTGATGGTTTGGGGTCTGATAAGTATTTCAAACCCTGCACACCCAAGGGAATTGTTCACCTGATGAAGAAGGAACTTGGTGATCTGACAGGAAAGAATGTGTTGATCATTGGCAGAAGCAACCTTGTTGGAAAACCCCTTGCAAAGATGCTGATTGATGAAGACTGCACTGTGACCCTTGCACACAGCAAGACAGAAAACATTTATGGATATATGTGCAGGGTAGATATCGTGGTTTCTGCAGTTGGTAAAGCAGAAATGTTTGATTTGGGTTATTGTTGGGATGCTGAACTGGTGGTTGATGTTGGCATCAACAGGGATGAAGATGGTCATCTGTGTGGTGATTTCTTTGGATTTGATGAATTTGATTCAATCTTCATGAAGGTCACACCTGTTCCAAAGGGTGTGGGTCTGCTGACAAGGGCAATGCTGATGAAGAATGTTGCTGAAGCTAGTGAAAGGATTGGTTTCTAATATGAAGATTTGTGGAACTTGCAAGCATACAAACCTTTCGGTCAGTGAAGAACCCTGCTATGGTTGCACTGACCATGACAAATGGGAAGTCCCAGATATTTATTCTGAAGACCCTGTTCCTGCACCTGATGTGGTGAATCATCCTTCCCACTATTGTCAGGAAGGTTCTATGGAATGCATTGATGAAATGGTTGCTGTCTTTGGCAGGGAAGCAGTCATGAACTTCTGTCTGCTGAATGTGTGGAAGTATCGGAAAAGGGCAATCTTCAAGAATGGTGAAGAGGACTTGAAGAAGTCTGATTGGTACATGAAGAAATATATTGAATTGAAAGGTGATCTGAAATGACAGGAAATGAATATCAGGCACTTGCAAGCAGAACCAATGATGGTTTTGCAACTGCAAGATTGTATGACAAGCTTCAGTCAATTGACTTCTGCAGAAACAATGGTCTGTGGACACCACCTGAAAAGTATGATCTTGGTGAAGTGTTCAATGCCTGTCTTGGTCTTGCAGGTGAAGTTGGTGAACTGAATGACATGGTCAAGAAGTGGGTCTTCCATGAAAAGTCCTTGGATGAAATGCACCTGAAGAAGGAACTTGGTGATGTCCTGTGGTATGTTGCAATGATGTGTCATGCAATGGGTTGGGAACTGGATGATGTCATGCAGACCAACATTGACAAACTGAAAGCAAGATACCCTGAAGGATTTGATGTAGAAAGGGCAAACCACAGGGAAGCAGGTGATGTCTGATGATGGAAGCATTTACTATTGATGAACTTGAATCCTTGATTGACCTGATTGAATGCAATATATTCCCCATCATCAGAAATGATGAAGATATTGACAACATCAATTGGTTATGCAACATCTGTTCTGCATATCGAAAGATGAAGGAAAGGGTTGGTGATCGGGATGAATGAAATCACAAGTCCCCTGAAAGCAATCAAGCAATTCTGTTATGAATGCAGTGGTGAAAACAGGGCAGAAGTCAAAAGATGCAGTTCTGCAGACTGTCCCCTGAAACCCTTCAGAACAGGCAAGAACCCCTTTCTGAAGAAAAGAGAAATGACCCCTGAACAGAAAGAACAGGCTAGACAAAGACTTCTGAAAGCAAGGGGTGATCAGAAATGAAGTGGTTTGTGATGATCTGCATTTATTGCTTGTATGAATCCTATGACAAAAGTGCAAAGAACTTTTGGTTGTGGGTCTGCATGGTTCTTGCACTTTGCTGTTGAAAGGGGTGCTGATGATGAAAGAAAAGCTGATTGAATTGATTCAGTCTGCTGTGGATGGTTGTTCAAGATATTGGGCAAGTGTCATTGCAGAATATCTGATTGAACATGGTGTGACTGTTCCTGTTGGGGAACTTGAATTTGATTATAATGCAGAGGATGTACAAAATGATTGAATGCTATGGTATGGTTGCCACAGCTTACTGGAAGGGGGATTGAAATGGGTGAATGTTTCGATTCTGTATATGAAGATCTTTGTGAAGCATGGGAACACTTTTGTGAATTTGGAATGACAATGTTCACAGGACTTCTATACATAACATTTCCAATTTGGTTGATTCCTTACTTGGTTATAAAAATTTTTAAGGGGGGAATAAAATGATTGAATGCTATGGTATGAAGTGCAACCTGATTGAAATTCAGGTTCACAAAGACAAGGTCATTGAAATTGTCAGAAGAAACAAGTGCATTGGTTATAGTGGAACAGGTGACATTGTCACCTTCCACTTCCACACTGCACAGTCTGCAGTGATTGCTTTCCTTGAACTGGATGATCTGCTTTCCAATGTGTCTGTGTCTGCAAGTCCTGTTTATATTGATGAAAATATTTTGAAAGGTGTGTTTAAGTATGATTAAAGTTGAACTGAATGAAATTGCAGGTTTCAAGTCTGCAGTTATGGCAATGCGAAACCCCATGAATTCTTGGTGGAAGTCTGACAGTCATATGCAGACTGTCATTGATGACAATGGTCAGCATGAAGAATTTGTCCTTGGTGACAATGATCTGAAGCTGATGCAGAACCTGAACAGTGCAGGTGTGGAACACAGAACCTTTGCAAGAATGATTCAGGTGTGGGTGACTATTGATGCACCCTTGTATTGGTGGAAGGAAATGGATCGTTACACTGTGGGCAAGACACAGGTCAGTTGTTCCACCATGCACAAGATTCATGCAAAGGAATTTGAACTGGATGACTTCAGTCATGAACACCTGATCAGTGAAGGTGTGGAAATTATGAATGACTACATCATTCCTGCACTGAATTCCTGCAGGGAAATTTATATGGACTTTGATCATCTGCATGAAGAAGGTATGCTGTCCCCTGAACTGACCTGCAAGAAGGATGTGTGGTGGCAGATGATTCAGCTTCTGCCTAGTTCCTACAATCAGAAAAGAACCATCAATCTGAATTATGAAGTCTGCATGAAGATTTGGAAGGAAAGACACAACCACAAGCTTGATGAATGGCACACCCTGTGTGATTTCATCATGGGTCTTCCTTTCATGAAGGACATCATGAAGGTTGGTGAATGATGTGGATGATCTGAAGAAAAATTCAGGATGAACAGCGAAAACAGAAGGTTGCTGAATTTGGTGAAGTTGGTTTCAAGGATGACTGCAAGCATTGTATGGAACATCCCAATGGAAAGAAAGGATGCACCATTCTTCACAAAGCATATTGCAAGTCTGAAGTGTGTCACTTTTATGATAAAAGGAATGATTTCTGATGAATAGAAAAGAACGCAGAAAACAGAAAAAATCTGAAAAAATTCAGAAATTTTATACAGTTTCTGATGAAAAAATAGCAGAAATCAAGGAAAATGCAAAAAATGAAGGTATTTCTGAAGCATTTGTTTTGATGATGGGACTGTCAGTGATGACCATTTCTGACCACATTCATGATCTTTGGAAGGTCAAGGGATATGAAAAAGGCAGGGAAGAAAGATTCACTGACTATGTCCTGAAGCTGTGGGAAGAATACCACCAAGGAATTTTCAGTCTGCAGGATGTTTTGGATTGCCTGAAAGATGAATGTGGACTGACCATTGAACTGGACAAGGTGAAGAAATTCCTGTGATGATGGTTGTGACCCACCATGATTGTTCTTGGTTGTGGTGGGTCACCAAGAACAAGCAAGAACAACCTAGAACACAGCAAGAACACGAAAAAGTGTTGCAGTGCAACGACTTTTTGAATTCTGTTCTTGGTGTTCTAGCTGTTCTTGGTGATTTTCACTTTTTTATAATTTAGGTAAAACTAAATATAAAACTAAATATAAACTAAGTGAAACTAAATAAAAATAAAAATATAGAATATATAGAATAAGCAAGAACACCAAGAACAGCAAGAACAAAAATCTGAAAAAGTGTTGCAGGACAACAGGTTTTTGCTGTTCTAGGTGAACTGTCCAAGGTGGGACAAGCAAGAACACTGACCAAGAACAGATTCAGAAAGGTGGTGGTTTGATGACTGTGAAGGAATATCTGTTGCAGGTGAAAGACCTTGAAGAAGACATCTTTGATCAGAAGCAGTATATTGAAACACTTAGGGAATCTTTGACTTCCCTTGGTGGAATGGATATTAGTCCTGACAAGGTTCAGACTTCAGGTGCAGACAAGGACAAGTTTGCAAATGTCATTGCAAAGGTCATTGATGCTGAAGAAAAGCTGAAGAGGATGGAAGAAAAGTTCTGTCTTCTGAAGGTTCAGATTGCAGAACAGATTCATCAGATGGATGATCTGCAGTTGAAGAAGCTGTTGAAGCTTAGATATTTGGAATGGAAGCAGTTTGGAACAATGAAAAAGGTTGCATTGGAAATGGGATATAGTGTTGACCATATCAAAAAGCTTCATAGGGATGCACTGTTTGCTTTTGGTGAGATGTTGCGACTGCATAACACTTGAATAACACCCCTATGATATAGTAAACTATATCATAGAAATACTAGAAAAAGACCTGTGCTTGATGCATGGGTCTTTTTTCATTCAAGAAAGGTGGTGAAGTCAAGATGACTGCAAGACAGGAAAGATTTTGTCAGGAATTTGCAAAGACTGGAAATGCAACCCTATCAGCAATCAATGCAGGTTATTCTGAAAAGACTGCAAATGAACAGGGTGCAAGACTATTAGCGAATGTTAGTGTCAAGGAAAGAATCAGGGAACTTCAGGGTGAAATCAAGAATCAGAACATCATGGATGCAAGGGAAATGCAGGAAATGCTGACTTCTATCATCAGACAGGAATCACAGGAAGAAGTGATTGTTGTTGAAGGTTGTGGTGATGGTGTTTCTGAAGCTGTTACCAAGACCAAGACACCTTCACAGTCAGACAGAATCAAGGCAATTCAGCTTCTTGCAAGAATGCAGGGTGTGCTTGATTCAGGAAATACTGTGAATGTGGTTGTTCCTGTGTTTGGTGGTGAATCTGATCTTGAAGAATAGACAGTATATTCACCTTCCAAAGATTGTTGGTAAGGGTTACAAGAAATTTTGGAACTTTAGGGGAAGATATAGGGTTGTAAAGGGTTCAAGAAGAAGTAAAAAGTCCAAGACAACAGGTCTTTGGTACATTTACAACCTGATGAAACCTGAATTCAAGGATGCAAACATCATTGTTGTCAGAAAGACATACAGAACCCTGAAAGATTCCTGTTTCACTGAATTGAAATGGGCAATCAACAGGTTGCAGGTCAGACACTTGTGGGACATCAAGGAATCACCCCTTGAAATGACCTATCTTCCCACAGGACAGAAGATTTATTTCAGGGGTCTTGATGATCCGTTGAAAGTGACCAGTATCACAACTGAAGTTGGTGTCCTGTCTTGGATGTGGGTTGAAGAAGCATATGAAATCATGTCAGAAGATGACTTTGATACACTTGCAGAATCCATGTGGGGTGATTGCCCTGAAGGACTGTTCAAGCAAATCACACTGACCTTCAATCCTTGGAATGAACACCATTGGTTGAAGTCAAGATTCTTTGATGTGGATGATCCTGACATCCTAGCATTGACAACCAACTATCTGTGCAATGAATGGTTGTCAGAAGCTGACCTGAATGAATTTGAAAAGATGAAGACAAGAAACCCTAGAAGATATAGGGTTGCAGGTCTTGGTGAATGGGGAATTGTTGATGGTCTGATCTATGAGAATTGGAAAGAACAAGACTTCAGATTGGTCACAATGGCTGAACTGAAGGACATTCCAGTGGATGAAAGACAGAACTGTGTGATCAGGGACAAGCTGAAGACAAGATGTGGTCTTGACTTTGGTTATACAAATGACCCAACAGCTTCACCAATTATGTTTCTTGATGCTGAAAACAAGAAACTTTATATATGGGATGAACTTTATCAGAAAGGTTTGTCCAACAGAAAGATTCATCAAGAACTTTCTTCAATGGGATATGGAAAGGAAAGGTTCACAGGTGATTCTGCAGAACCCAAGTCCATTGATGAATTGAAGGGTCTTGGTTTAAGAATAAAGGGTGCTAAAAAGGGAAAGGATTCTGTGAAGAATGGAATCCAGTGGATTCAGGACTTGGAAATCATTGTTCACCCAAGATGTGTGAACTTCCTGACTGAAATTTCCAATTATACTTGGGACAAAGACAAGTTTGGAAAGACCCTGAACACACCCATTGATGATTTCAATCATCTGATGGATGCAATGAGATATGGTCTTGAAGATGATATCATTGGAAATACTTGGTTGTATTAAGACTATGTGATGACACCTGCAACTGATGGGTTTATTCATTTTTCTTTCAGTTGTCAAATAGATTCCTCCTGTCCCCTGTGGGGATTCGCTTCATGGGGCAAGGTGTCCACATCAGTCTTTTATTTATTTTGTTGTAAAGGTGGTGGACTTATGCTGAAAGAAGCTGAAATTCTTCAGTTCATTCAGGAAGACAAGACTTCCATGAAGAAGCATAATGCTTCAGTTGGTAAAAGATATTATGATGCAGAACATGACATTCTGAATTATAGAATGTTCTATTTCAACAGTGATGGAATTCTTGTGGAAGACACCACAAGAAGCAACATCAAGATTTCACATCCCTTCTTCCCTGAATTGGTTGATCAGGCTGTTCAGTATATGCTGTCAAATGAAAATAAGATTATCAGGTCTGATGATCCTGCACTTCAGGCAAGACTTGATGAATATTTTGATGATGACTTCATGTGTGAACTGCAGGAAACCTTGACAGGTACGATTGCAAAGGGTTCTGAATATATGTATGCCTATGAAGGGCAGGATGAAAGACTTCACTTCCAGTATGCTGACAGCATGGGTGTTGTGGAAGTTCGTGCAAAGGAAACTGATGATGGTTGTGAATATGTGATCTATTGGTATGTTGATAGAATCGCAAAGGACAACAAGACCATCAAAAGAATTCAGGTTTGGGACAAAGACCAAGTCACTTTCTATGTTCAGGAAGAGGATGGAAAGCTTCTGTTGGATGACAAGGAAGAAATCAATCCTAGACCCCACATCATTTATCACAAAGATGGTGATGATGCAGTCTATTATGAAAACTTTGGTTTCATTCCCTTCTTCAGACTGGACAACAACAAGGAACAGAAGTCAAGTCTTGTTCCTATCAAGGCACTGATTGATGACTATGACCTGATGTCCTGTGGTCTGTCCAACAACCTTGCTGATTTTGATCATCCCATTCATGTGGTCAAGGGTTTTCAGGGTGACAACCTTGAAGAACTTGCGACTAACCTGAAGACCAAGAAGATGATTGGAACAGGTGAAAATGGTGGTTTGGAAGTCCACACTGTTGATGTTCCCTATCAGGCAAGACTGACCAAGATGCAGGAAGATGAAAAGAACATTTATCGTTTTGGTATGGGTTTCAATTCTGCACAGCTTGGTGATGGTAATGTGACCAATGTGGTCATCAAGTCAAGATATGCACTGCTTGATCTGAAGTGCAACAAGCTTGAAATCAGACTGAAGCAGTTCCTGAAGAAGATTCTGAAGGTTGTCCTTGATGAAATCAACAGAATTGATGGAACTGATTATCAGATGTCAAATGTTTGGTTTGATTTTGAAAGGGAAATCATGACCAATGCATCTGACAATGCACTGATTGAAAAGACTGATGCTGAAAAACAGCAGATTCAGGTCAACACTATTCTTGGTCTGCAGGGTGTGCTTGATGATGAAACCATTGTTCAGAACATCTGTGACATCCTTGAACTTGACTATGAAAAAATCAAGGGCAAGCTTCCCATGAATGATGAAGATGATCTGAATGATGCAAAGGACACCTTGGAAGGTGTGATTGTTAATGAATAAGCATGAAAAAGAGATTGCAAAAGCACAACTTTCTTCTGAAGAAAAGACCCTGAAAGAACTTCAGCAGGTCTTCAAGAAAGCAAGACAGGATGTTCAGGAAAAGATTGCTGAACTGAATTCAAGAACTGATATGCAGAACTCGCAGTCAATCATCTATCAGAAGAAATATCAGCAAGCAATCCTTGACCAAATCAATGAAGCACTTGCTGATCTGAAGTCAGGTCAGTACAAGACAGTTGAAGAATACTTGGTTGAATCCTATGACAACGGATATATTGGAATGATGTATTCACTGCAGTCACAGGGAATTCCCATGGTCATGCCCATCAATGACAGGGATGTTGTCAAAGCACTGACCACAGATTCCAAGCTGTCTTCCAAATACTATCAGTCAAACCCCTTGAAGGGAAGACTTGCTGAAAATGTTGATCTTTTGAAGCAAAGGGTCAGAAGCAACCTTTCAAGGGGAATCATTGCAGGAAAGTCTTGGTTGGATGTAGCTGTGGACATTGCTTCAGGTATGAACAACCCCTTTGACATTGCCCTGAAGGATGCAACTAGAATTGTCAGAACTGAAGGTCACAGGGTGCATCAGCAGGGTTTCCTTGATGCAGGTGATGTTGCAAAGTCCAAGGGTGCTGACATTGTGAAACAGTGGGATGCTACAATGGACAGGAAGACAAGACCTGCACATCAGCAAGCAGATGGTCAGATTGTGGAATGGGATGACTATTTCACAGTTGGTGGGGAAAAGATGAAAGCACCTTCTGTTGGTGGTTCAGCAAAGAATGTTTGCAACTGCAGATGTCAACTTCTGCAAAGGGCAAGATGGGCATTGGATGAAGCTGAACTTGAAACCCTTCAGAAAAGGTCTGAATACTTTGGTCTTGACAAGTCTGAATCCTTTGAAGACTACAAGCAGAAATATTTGAAGCTTCCTGAAAAAGCTGATACAATGGAATTGAAGGAAGCATATTTCCATGATGTTTCTTCCACTACAACCAAACTGAAGAAGGTCATGTCTGATGAAGATTATCAGGAATACATGAAGCTTGTTCAGACCAACCCTGATATTGCACCTTTGTATGATATGGGTGACTATTTAGGAAGTGTCAGATATGAATCAGGTGATGGATATTTTGCAGGAAGAACCATTGTGTTTTCCTATCCTTCAGAAGTGAACAGGAATGGTGGAATGTCCAAATATCAGGTTCTTGCACATGAATATGGTCACTTCTTTGATACAAGAAAGTATGATGGTCTGACATTCAATGAATATCAGGCTGTTGGAAAAGCAATTCAGAGAAGAACACAGGTTGGTGAAGCTTCATCTTCTGATCAGTTCCTTTCTGCATTCAGAAAAGATGCAAGTTTCATCAAGGCAAACCTTGAAGACATCAAGAAATATTGTACAGAACATAGACACACAAGTGTTGGTGTTCAGGATGCAATTGATGGTCTTAGTCTTGGAAGAATCTATTGGGGTCATGGTGACAGGTACTATAATGGATTTTATAACCACCATGTCAAAGATTCAAAGGGTTGGTTTGACTATTCCAAGGAACTGAAACAGGTCTATACTGACATGGGTTTTGATGCTTCCAGTCAGGCAAAAGTCAAGAAGATTGCAAGAGATTATGAAACTTCTTTTGAACTTTGGGCAAACATTGCTTCTGCAGTCACCACAGGTGGCGAAGAATTGGAAAGCATGAAGAAATGTTTCCCTGAAGCAACTGAAGCTTTCTTGGAAATTATCAGAAAGGTTGTGAAGTAAATGGGTGAATTTGAAGAAAAACTGAATATGTATGAAAAGACATTTGGTGAAAGCTTTCCCACATATCCCCTGATGATGTCCAAGACAGATGAAGAAATGATTGAAATCATTGACAAGTGCTTGGATGCAGACAAAGATGTGTATGCAATGGGGATTCTGAAAGATGATCCTGATCTTAAATATTAAAAGTTCTACAACAAGAACACCCTGAAACATGGGTGTTCTTTTTATATGCTGATATAGCTTCAACTGGTAGAGCAGGGGATTTGTAATCCCAAGGTTGCAGGTTCGATTCCTGTTATCAGCTCCATATATAGAACAGTACCCAAGTGGTTGAAGGGAACAGTCTTGAAAACTGTCAGGTGGTAGTGATACCATGCAAGGGTTCGAATCCCTTCTGTTCTGCCAAAACCCTGTGGGAACAGGTAAAATATCCATTTCCTGACTGAAACAGTCAAGACATAACTTGTAAAAATTGTATGTAAGAAAGAAAGGAAATGAACGTTATGACACTGAAGGAAATTCTGAAAGCAAAAGGTGTTGCTGATGATGTGATTGAATCCATCATGGGTGACATGAAGACCCACAAAATCTTCACAGCAAGTGAAGAAAACCTTGACATTCGATTTGGTAAGCTGAAAGCAGACCATGATGCACTGGTACAGAAGGACACTGAAAGTCAGAAGCTGATTTCTGAATTGCAAAGTGCAACCAAGGGACAGGAAGATGTCCAAAAGCAGATTGCTGAATATCAGGCACAGATTGCAAAGCAGGATGAAGAACTGAAACAGGCAAAGACTGAATCTGCAATGAAGATTGGTCTGTTGTCTGCAGGTGCAAAGGCATCTGACATTGATTATCTTCTGTTCAAGCTGAATCATGATTCTGATTGGAAGCCTGAACTTGATGACAATGGTCAGGTCAAGGGTCTTGATGATAAGGTGAAGGGTCTGAAGACACAGTTCCCTGTTCAGTTTGAAGCTTCTTCCACCAAGAAGATTGATGAAAAGAAGCTTGACAAACCTGATCAGAAGCAGACTGTCACAAAGGATGATTTCAAGAAAATGGGTTATCAGTCAAGACTGAAGCTTTTCAATGAAAATCCTGAATTATACAATGAACTGTCCAAAAACTAAAAAAAAATAAATTGAAATTGAAAGGGTGTTTTTATTATGGCAGTAACAAAGATTTCTGATGTCATCAATCCTGAAGTGATGGCAGACATTATTGAAGCAAAGGTTGAAGCACAGTGCAAGCTGACCCCTTACGCAAAGGTTGACACAACCCTGCAGGGTGTAGCAGGTGACACTGTCACTGTTCCTTCTTGGAACTACATTGGTGATGCTGAAGATTTTGATGTCGAAGCAGTCAATGATGCAAATGGTGAGATGGAAACTGCAAAGCTGACTGCAGGTTCTACCCAGTTCACTGTGAAGTGTGCAGGCAAGTCTGTTTCTGTTCTGCAGACTGCAATCAACAGTGGTATTGGCAATCCTGTGGGTCAGGTCAATGTTCAGCTTGCAAAGGCTATTCAGGGCAAGATTGACAATGATCTGATTGAAACTGCATATACTGCACAGAACAGCTATGATGGCACTGCAAACTATATCGGTTATGCAGGTATTGTTGGTGCTGTGTGCAAGTTTGAAGATGAAGAAGACAATGTTGAAAAGGTCATGTTCATCAACCCTGCACAGGAAGCTTCCCTGCTGACTGATGAGCAGTTTATTTCTGCTGACAAGTTCACTGCAGGTGTTGCTGTTACTGGTTCTATCGGTAAGATTGCAGGTGCTTGGGTCAAGAAGTCCAAGAAGGTCAAGCAGGATGCACAGCACAACTGGCTGAACCCCATCATCAAGATGGAAGCTGATTCTGCTGAAACTGAATACACTGAAGATGAACTGCCTGCACTGACCATCTATCTGAAGAAGGACACACAGCTTGATCATGAGTGGTTCCCCAAGAAGCAGAAGCATGATTTCACTGTTGCCAAGTATTATGGCACTGCCCTGACTAATGGTGCAAAGGTAGTCATTGCTAAGTTCAAGGGTGATCCTATCGCCTAATTCCTGAAAGGGGTGAATCTGATGATTCTATCTGTTGCAGAAGCAAAAACTTTCCTTCCTGAACTTTCCACAGTGTCTGATGATCTGCTGAAGCAGAAGTTGGATGCAATGGAAGTGATGGTCAGAAAGTATACAAACAACAACTTCCAAAACAGAAACATCAGATTCCTTGCTGACAGTGTTGGAACAATCCTGAATGGTTCATCCCCTTTCCTTGTGGAAGGGGACACCATTCAGGTGTCTGAATCAAGGGTGAATGATGGTCTTTATGTGGTGAAGTCTGTGTCTGATGCTTCAGTGACTGTGGACAGACCCATGTTCACTGTTGATCATAATCTTGTGACAAAGGTTGAATATCCTGCTGATGTGAAGCTTGGACTGATCAACCTTCTGAAGTGGGATTTTGGCAACAGGGAAAAGGTTGGTATCAAGTCTGAAACAATCAGCAGACATTCAGTCACATATTTTGACCTTGACAATTCAAATCAGGTGATGGGTTATCCTGTGTCATTACTTGGTTTCCTTGAATCATACAAGAAAGCAAGGTTCTGATGATGATTGGTGGAAATATCACAGCAACCATTCAGGTCAAGTTATCCAATGAAAAGAATATCATTGGTGAATACACTGAATCTTGGAATCCTGTTGGAACAGTCCTTGGTTGGTCAGATTATCAGTCAGGTCAGAATGCTGTTCAGCAGTACAATGCAAAGATTCAGGACACCACACACTATTTCATTTGTGATTATTTCAGATGGAAGAATGCAACACAGGATGCAGAAGTCACATCTGAAAACTGCAGATTGATTCTGAATGGTGAAATTTATAATGTCCTTCTGATTGATGATCCCATGAACCTTCATCAGCATATTGAAGTTTATCTTCAGTTTGTTGGGGGTGGTCTTGGTGTCTAATGTAGTATTTGAAGATTTTTCAGTTCAAGTCAAAGATGCAATCAAAGACAAAGCAGTCACCTTCCTTCATGAAGTTGGTGGTGAATTAAGGTCAAGAACCCAAAGGAACAGCAGAAGAAAGACATCTAAAACTGCAGATTCTTATGAATATGTAGTTCTTGAAGGTGATCTGTCTGTTCATGTTGGTTCTAACTATCAGAATGCAATTTGGGAAGAACTTGGAACAGGTGAATATGCAATCAATGGTGATGGAAGAAAAGGTTGGTGGGTCTATGTTGAAGGTAGTCCTTCCAAAACTTCAACTTCCAAGGGCAAAAGTTACAGTTCCCCTGTCAGTGCAAAGATGGCAGTTGCACTTTTAAGAAGCAAAGGTCTTGATGCACATATGACAAAGGGTAAGACTGCAAACAGACCCCTGTTGAAAGCATATGAATCTTTCAAATCAGGAATCATCAGAAGGGCAGAACAAATTTTTGGGGGTTTGAACTGATGACTATTGAAGGTTTATCTTTCATCAATTCCTGTCTTGATGAACTTGGGATTCAATATCAGTTCATGGAATGGACTGAACCACCTATTCCTGACCCTTATTGGGTTGGTGAATATACTGAAGTTGAACCCCTGAATGAAGATGGATTGGAAGAATCCACATTCATTCTGACAGGAACAACAAAGAAGAAATATATTGATCTTGAAGTTGTGAAGCAGAAGCTGAAGGAACACTTCCCTGCATGGGGAAAGACAGCAATTCTTGAAAGTGGTTCAGGGATTGCTGTTTTTTATTCTGACAGTTACCCTGTCCCTTCCATTCAGGAAGGTATTCACAGACTTCAGGTAAACTTAAAAATCAAAGAATGGAGATGTTAAGCTATGGGTAAAGCAGGTAAGAGTGGTATCACCACAAATACACCCAAGAACATCATGTTTGGTGCAGGTACTATTCACAAGAACCTGAAGTATGATGCTTCAGGTAAGACTTGGAACTTTGAAGAATCCATCATGGGTGCAACACAGGGTGGTTCTAAAATTTCCATTAAGCCTGAATTCACTGACATTGAAGTTGATGGTGCATTGGTTGCTGTCAAGGGTCTGAAGGTCAAGACTGGTGAAACTGCTTCTATGGAATTTAACTTCCTTGAAATCACCAAGGATGTCATGAAGATGGCACTGGTTGGCACTGATGGTGTTTCTGATGACACCAATTTTGATCTGATTGAAAGCACTGCATTCATCACTGAAGGTGAATATCTGGATAATGTTGCCTTTGTGGGTCAGACACTGGATGGTAGAAACATCATTGTCATCATGGACAATGCACTGTGTACAAGTGGTTTTGAATCCGAAGGTAAGAACAAGGAAGCAGGTGTCTTCACTTGCACCTTTGAATGTCATGCAGACCTGACTTCTGATATGGATACACTTCCCTATCATATTTATTTCCCCAAGTCTGCTGAATAAGAAAGGATTGTTGAACAATGGCAAGGGTTAAGGTGTTAAGACCTTTTATTGACATCCACACCAAGAACAGACATGGTGTGGATGAAGTATTTGAAGCTTCTGAAGAAAGAATTTCAGAAATCTGTGCTGTTGACCCCAATCTGATTCAGGTGATTCCTGATGAAGAAGTGGTCAAAGCACCTAAAAGAACTAGAAAGAAAGTGGGTGAAGTATAATGGATGAAGTAAAGTTTGAACTGCGTGGTCTGAAGTCTGATGATATGTTCCCTATGTTTGGAATCCTGTCCAAGATTGGTTTCAAAGACCTGAAGAACAGTCTGACCCCTGACAGGGTCACTGAACTGACAACTGCTTTTCAGAAGCAGGAAGGTGATGCAAACGATATGTCAACATATCTTGGTTTCAACATCATGCTTGAAGCTGTTGAAATCATCATGAAGAATCTTCCTTCTTGCAAGATGGAGATTTACACACTGCTTTCTTCCCTGTCTGGAATGACTACAAAGCAGATTGCTGATCTTGACATGGTGACTTTCACTGAAATGATCATTGCTGTTGTTCAGAAAGAAGAATTCAAGGATTTTTTCAAGGTTGTTGCAAAATTGTTCAAGTAAATCATTTGAAGTGGTTGGATTCCCTGTTCAAGGACTATGGGAATCCAACCATTTTGCTTGATGGGGTTATTTCTTCATGTCAGTTCTGTGAATGGCTTGATGCACAGTATGAAAACAAGGAAGAAAAAACCATGTGGGAATATTATATCAACAAGTTGGGTGCTTGGGATGACAGGTCTTTTGATGAATTCAAGGCAGATGTCACCAAGGGAAGACCCATGAAGGGATATGTGAAACCCACAGCAGAACAGACTTCTGCAACAATCAAGAAATCTTTTGAAATGTTCAAGCACTTTGATATTTCGCAGGAAGGGGGTTGATGGGTCTTGGATATTTTCAAATTGGTTGGTTCAATTTTCATCAACAACCAAGATGCAAACACTGAAATTGACAACACTGCAAGCAGAGCAAGGGATTTAGCAGGGTCAATTGGTTCTGCTATGAAGCAGACAGGTGAAAAAATCAGTGGTTTGGGAACAAAGTTGCTTCCTGTGTCAACTGCAATCACTGGACTTGGTGTTGTAGCTGTGAAATCTTCAGCAGAAGTCAAAGCTATGAATTCACAGTTTGAACAGACATTTGGTTCACTACAAAGTCAAGCTTCTGATGCAATGAACAGGGTTGCAACTGAAAGTGGAATCATGCAGACAAGACTGCAGGGTGTTGGTACTTCCATCTATGCCTTTGCAAAGTCTTCAGGTGCTGATTCTGCTGAAGCAATGTCCTTGATGGAAACAGCATTAAGGGCAACAGCAGATGCTTCTGCATACTATGACAGAAGTCTTGAAGATACATCTGAAAGCCTGATGTCCTTCCTGAAGGGCAACTATGCAAATGATGCACAGCTTGGTGTGTCTTGTACTGAAACCACAAGAAATGCAAAAGCAATGGAACTGTTTGGTCAGAAGTTCAATGATCTGACTGAAATTCAAAAACAGCAGACCCTGCTGAAGATGGTGACTGATGCACAAGCACTGTCAGGTGCTATGGGTCAGGCATCAAGGGAATCTGA